GGTGTGCTGCACCTGCTCGATCAGGTACTCGTGACCCTTCTGGGCGAAGCGGCGACGCTCCTCAGTGTCCAGGTACACGTAGTTGGCCCACACCTCGAACACCTGGGCGGAGGCGCCGAAGTAGTTGGTGAAGTAAGCAGTCAGGTCGAAATCCAGGCGGACCTCGTGGTACTGCAGGGCAATCAGGGGCAGGAACAGACCTGGGTTGCGGTTGAAGAAGAACAGCAGGGGCAGGTACACGCTGTTCACGTTGGTGTTGTCAGTGGTTGGTGCTGGGCTGGATGCCATCTTGCCGTAGTTGATCTTGTCGGACTCACCCAGGAAGCACTCAGCGTACAGGCGGAACCAGGTCTGGTAGTGCTTGTCGATGCGCTGACCGCCGATGGTCAGCTCAACGGCGGCGATGGCACGCTCAGCCACCCAGTTGGTGTCGATGTTGGCACCGGTTGAGGTCAGGTTAGAGTAGTTCAGCTGGGTTGGCTGCAGGCGCACGTACATGTTGCCGACCAGGTCGCCGTTGCGGGCGATGGTCACGGACACGCGACCAGAGTTGGAGGGGGTGCCGTTCACCGTCTGCTGGATGTTCTCCATAGCAAAGTTGGTGTGGCGCTTGTACACAGCCTGGAAAAAGGTCACCTTGGGCTGACCGGTAAGATACACGTCCTGAGCGCCATAAGCAACGAGCTGCATAAGTCCACCGGCCATTTTGTACTATATCCCAAGAAAAAAATTTAGTTGGCAAAAGCGAGACCTCCCATTCCAGATGCAATTCTCAGTATGTTGTAATTGACGGCAAACATCTGTTGGACCAGGGAAGGCATACCCGTCTTGAGGCTGACAGCCACCTGAGCCATGTCGATACGGCTGAAATTGCAAGCACCGCTTGGCTGGATCTCCTCTGGCTTGAGGGCAAAGGAATACATGTAAATTCCTGGGTAGGGGTGACCGGTGTGATACTGGTAAGGCTGGTACTGGTTGTAATATTTGCCAAACTGCTCGGCGGCGCGATCCGTGCCGTTCAGAATGAGCTTGAACTTGTGCAGAGGACCCACCTCCTGACCGTACGTCACGTTGGCGGTGCCGTACTGAGGCAGACCACCCTCGACCCATAGCACGTTGCCGACGAGCACGTTCGCCTGTGCATAAATAGTGCCGTACTGGGCAACTGAGCCAGCTGTGGTCGAATAAAGTGGCGATGAAAGAACTGATGGAATGTACAGATTTGGGCAGCCGGTGTTTTGGGGCTGGGTCAGGGAACCAGACTGTGCCAGATAGTTGGTGTCAATAGTTAAATTCACATTTGCCACGTTCGATGAGAAATTCCACATGGCGTTGGGGTTGGAGCTTGGGGCTGAATTCTGGTAAACCCATATGAGCTCCTTGACTGGGTGGTTGTACTGCATGCGAATCACGCTTGGCGTGTTCTCGGTCGAAGTTCCGACTGGGTCACCGTTCACGTACTGAACCTGCTCGATCAGGTACTCCTGGTTCTTGGTGGCAAACTTGTCACGCTCCTCCTTGTCCAGGTAGACGTAGTTTGCCCAGACGGCTGGGGGATTGGTTCCGAAATAGTTTGCATATGTCGAAGTCAGAGTGAAATCGATACGGACCTCATGGTACTGCAGAGCGATCAGGGGCAGGAACAGACCTGGGTTGCGGTTGAAGAAGAAGATCAGGGGAAGGTACGCGTAAGCAGTAGATGTCTGATTGACGTTATTAGGCACGGGCAGCGAAGCGAGCTTTCCGTAATTGCACTTTTTGGAGTCGTCCAGGAAGCACTCAGCGTACAGGCGGAACCACAGCTGGTAGTGTTTGTCGATCGACTGACCACCGATAAAGAGTTCAACAGAGTTGAAAGCACGCTCAGCAACCCAATTCATATCAGCGACGCTGTTGTTAGTCGTCAGCTGAGCTGAAGAGGTGGGGGTAGGCTGGAGCACGACCCACATGTCGCCAATCAGGTCACCCGTCCGTGCCAGCGTCACGGAAACGAGACCGCCGGGGTTTGGCTGCCCAGCAAGAGTCTGGGGGATCGCCTCCATGGCGAAATTGGTGTGGCGCTTGTACACGGTCTGGAAAAAGGTGACTGTTGGCTTGCCAGTCAGATACACATCCTGAGCACCGTAAGCGACGAGTTGAAGCAAGGCTCCACCAGGCATTTTAGTATTACTCGCGATTTTAATTGCGACCTATTTTCTACATCATTAGTACAAATGTCTCAGCGTCGCCCACTGCCCCCAAAGACCCCAATGCCACCACCCCCAGAGGAGGACGAGGATGAGTTTGACGAGGATGATTTCGACGATGGTCCCGATATGCTCGAGGCACTCGCGAGCCTGCTCGCCACTGAGGACGGCGAGACAATTGCCACCATTCTGGCAGGAACCAAGGATGCGACCGAGAAGATTGCCCTCCAGCTCGAGATGCACAACAAACTTTTGGTCAAGATTGTAGCAGCTCTAAATAAGATGATTCCGGTGACACCAATTGGAATTGAGGCTCCTGTCTAAAAACCAGTCGCGCAGCGACTGTGCGTCTCACAGAACACAGTTCCTACGGAACCTCGACGATTTCGGTTCAAGATGAATAAGAGCCTATTGAGCCTTAAAAAAGTCTCGCGTGATTTCAATAATGGCAAGCAGACGTGTTCACACAATTCAAAAAGATGTAACACCCGAACATGAAGAAGAAATTCGAATTGCAAATCAAACAAATGAAATCAACGCATGGACCGTCGGTGAGCTTGAAACTTGTATTTCAAAAGCAGAAAAGGATGCTGGTTTTGATATTCGCGGGAATACACTCGCATCTGAAAAAATGTGGGCGTTTGTTCTTTTCCCAGAGACTCAGGAGAGGGATCAGGACCAGTACCCTATAAATTATGATCAAGAACATATCAAAATTCGAAAGGACCGATTTATTAACAGTTGTCGGACCCTTTTGATTCGGATCGAGTCTCTTGACGCAAACAAGACGGCAAGCAAAGATCTGAATGGAGATGAATTTACTCTTGAATTTCGAGTTCGGCGACTCATCGTGGATCGCAAGGAGATGTTTGAGCAGTACCGCATCTGGGAACGCCGACACAACAGAATCAATAACCCGACTCTCGCGATAGACAATACCGATATGAGCCTGAAGGATGATGATGACATGAGTCCATACCAAAAGCTTCTTTTGTACTTGCTCCATCGCGCATATGACGAGGGGTACCGCCGCTACAAGGGACAGTGCTGTATGCAGATTCGCACCACGCGTGCGTGGCGTATCGTCAAGGACATCAAGGATTACGTGTATGACGTCACGCAAAAGGAGGATGAGCCTGAGATGTGGAAAAACCTCACGAGCCGTGGGAATCTCGTGTCTGACGTGGTCAAGCACATGACCAACTGCAAGGATTTCCAGTTTCCGGAGATTAAGAAGGATCGGCACGTTTGGTCGTTCCAGAACGGACTCTTGATTGGTAAGGACTGGGACGGTGAAAAGTACAAGATCAAGTTTTATGACTACAATTCTCACGAATTCCACGAGCTTGACCCGACCATCGTGAGTTGCAAGTACTTTGACGCGCCTTTTAATGCTTACGAAGAGCTTGAAAATTGGTGGGACATTCCTACGCCCAACATGCAGCGCGTGCTTGATTACCAGAAGCTCGAGCCTGAAGTTGCCAAGTGGGTCTATGTGTTCATGGGACGTCTATGTTTCGATGTGAATGAGATTGATGGCTGGCAGGTGATTCCGTTCCTCAAGGGTATCGCCCGGTCAGGCAAGTCTACGCTCATCACCAAGGTGTGTCGCAAGTTTTACGAGACGGAGGATGTTTCGGTCCTTTCGAACAATATTGAAAAGAAGTTTGGGCTTTCGAGCATTTACAATGGGTTCATGTTCATCAGCCCCGAGGTCAAGGGTGATCTTCAACTCGAACAGGCGGAATTCCAGTCGCTCGTGTCCGGTGAGGATGTGAGCATCGCGCGCAAGTTTGACACGGCTCTGACGTTTCAGTGGAAGACGCCTGGTATTCTAGGCGGAAACGAGGTTCCAAACTGGAAGGACAATTCAGGATCCATCTTGCGTCGTTTGGTCACCATCAATTTTGGTCGCCAAATTGCAGACAACGATTCTGACCCGAATCTTGAGAAGAAACTGGATGTTGAGATTCCAACCATCCTGTGCAAGTGTCTGAGGGCTTACCTGGACTACGCAAGTAAATACAGTGACAAAGATATCTGGAACGTACTTCCCAAGTATTTCAAGACGATCCAGAGCCAGGTGGCGTCAGTCACCAACTCGCTCCAGCACTTCCTGGCATCCGAAAAGGTTCGGTTCGGTCCAGACTTGTTTGTACCTCAAAAGGTTTTCATTCTGCACTATCAGCAGCACTGCAGTCAGAATGCACTCGGCGAAAAACCAAAGTTCAACCAGGATATTTACGCAGGACCATTCAGTTCACGCGAGGTTGAAGTCAGGACAGACTCTAAGATTTACAACGGGGTTACGTACGCTCTACAGCCATTCATCTTCGGTATAGATTTGGTGTCTACCGAAAATTAAAATATAATAAAATAAGAGAATGAATGCATCCGCCGCCGCGAGAAAGATACAACGTATCTTTCGCTCGAAGCGCGTTTTTACAGAAAATTCAGGAATCAAAACTCGAAATACGTCTGCAGAGGCACGAGCTTTATCAGCCTTACGGGCGAATGTGCGTAGTCAGCTCGAAAAAGAGCGCCAAGCTAGAAACGAGCGCGCTAAAAAGGGTGAACAATATGGATGGATATATGAACCTGAAAGTCCCATTAGGGAAGCCGACGTGAATGAGGCTCTCAGAGGGAAGAATCTTCCAGTCGTTTCAGTCGGTTCATCCGTTCGCTTTTCCAAGTCTAAAATCACTTCGTTTATGACTACCGTAGAAGCGCACGTAGATATGCCCAGAATATTTACACATGCACCGGTTGGTTTTAAGGAAGTGTATGGCTATCAAGTGATAGCCAAGGGGCGGAATCCACAGATTCGTTATCACGAAGGCAAGTGGATTGGAAGCCCTGTGGGAATAAACTACGTGTTTGCAAAGCGCGGGAAACTCACACTCCGTATGACGACCAAGGAAATTTCAATTAGCGGCTCTGGAAATTTTGAAGAGATTGCCATGGCTCTTAACAAGTGTTATTTGAACGGGTGGATCACGGCGGCGAGCCGTAATAAGCCATATCAAATAAAATCAATCAACGGGACATTTAAAGTTAATAAAAAGATTAATCTCGAGGTTCTTGCCAAGTTGCTTGAAGGCTCGTCGTCCCTCGCTGAAAAACCATCCCTGCGTTCAGGGAAGGTGGAGGCTCTGAGCGACTCTCCAAATGCGAATGCAGGTGGTGGTTCTAATGAGCGTGTACCTAATATTGGCGAGGGGAATTGGGGCTTAGGGTTTGGTGAGCGTCCCGAGCCCATGTATGCACCCGAAAAGAAAAAGAGAACCAAGGTGTCACGCAAGACACTCAAGTCCCTCGTCCTCAAATTCAAGAAACCGAAATTCACTTATACAATTTTCGAGAATGGGACTGTTATGTTCACTGGAATTAAAAATTCAGAAGATCTCGAGGTTCCTAAAGAGTTTTTCAAACAGTTTTTCACAGTTCCAGGATCTTCAAACGCTGTTTTTGGAAATGCCGTGACCAAGAGTGGTGAGACTAACAGAGAACGCCTTGCACGCCGGTACCCATCCGCGGGTACATGGAATAAACTTGTAACCCCTGTTCCACGTGGATACTACATTCGCCCGGGTCCCAACAATAAACCTCGGCTTTACCCATACGAATATTACACGCAACTCGAGCAGGGTCCCGCGGTTCTCAATTCAAGGGCTAACCTTAAATCTGTTTACACAAAGGTCAAAAAAGCTTTTGAAAAGGTTGGAAAGCCTATTCCGACGCATACCCTGAAAGTGTTTAGAAATGCAGGATACCCTCTTAATAACGCACCAGCTGAGAACAAGAAAAAGTACGCAAATACGGCAAACAGACGCGCTCCGAGCTGGAATGCCGAAAAGCCGGGCTTCTATGTGAGACCCGGTCCTGGGAAGCAACCTTACTGGGCGGCGGTACCTGCGGGACTCGCAGCTGGACGCAAGACGGTCATTAAGAAATACGCAGATGCTGGAAAGAATATCCCAGCAGCTGTACGTAAGATTTTCAGCATCGGAAGCAACGTCGTCACTGCAACCAACGGACCAAAGCACAAATTGAATGTTAACGCGGGAGTTTTAAAGATTAACGGGCGCGAGTGGACACGCCTCACACAACCTGAACTCTTAGCCATAGCTCGCAATTTGGGTATCGCGGGTGCATCTAATAAGAGCGGTAAAACTAACATTGCAGGTATGATTCAGAGTAAGATGAAAGGAAAGGCACCTGCCCCGGTGGTGTTCCCACCCGTGGCTCGCCCCCCACCTGCACCTTCCCCATCAAACTCAAACTCAAACTCATTGAACAATTTTGGAAAGGAATTGGAGTACGGACTTAGACTACAGCAAAATCTGGGTAATGCATACCAAAATGGAAATGAGGGTCTATTTATGGTTAAATACAGGGGGCTACCCTCGGGATCTCGTGGGAACCCACTCAAGGCGAACATAAATAAGGCATACAAACAATTTGTTAAAAATGTCAAGGAATTGCGAGGCATAAAGAACGCTAAAAAGCCACGCGCGCCAGTCAATCAGACAGTCTATAATGTGTACAACATACCTAGAAGCGCTGTGAATTTTTCAAATCAGTTGGAGAGACGCGGGCTGAATTCGGGACGCAAAAATGGGTGGTCGTGGACTGAACTTCGCTCAGCACTCAAGGGGAAGAATTTGAGTGCGACAGAAGTGAAAAAAATCAAGAATTCATGGGACAAAAACATAGTGACAAAGACGGCACGCAAGACGATACGCAAGAGAAAGCTCTAAATGCATTTCAAAAGGTCAAAGACCTTGTACAATAGCTTGAATAGTTCATCCTTCGACTGGATCTTACCCGGCTCTACAATCTCCATCTCCACCTGATAGCTTGTATCCTCGTCACAGTCCTTGTCCTCCGGGTCCCCCTTGATCATACTCAGGTCAATAGAGAGATTCTTGCGAACAAAAGACCAACGCTCCTTGGTCTTTTGCTCGTTACTCGTCTCATCACCATCGTACTCGAACGGCTCCTCGGTTGAAATCCCTAGCCGGATATCAAAGGGGTGTCCCTCCAGCGCAAAGTCGTCCACCTTGACTCTTCGCTTAATACACCCCACCTGCTCGTCAGACTCCTCGTCGACCGTCAGACGCTTCCCCCCATCAAAATAATATACCGTAGCGCTCGTGTGCTTTTTCGCCTCCCACCCGTTATAAGCTTCTAGGGCAGTGAGGAGTTTCTGGAATGTGTCTCGACCTACATTCGTGTCGAAATTCCTTTGCGACTTGCGCCCGAACCGAAATTCGATTTCAATATTCTCCCGGTCCTTGTGTGAGTTGATAATCGACTCCCACTGGTCAAAGAGGCGGTGAGCCATTTGCATTTGACCATTCTACCACTTTTGTCTCTAAGACATGACATGACACGAATTCTTGTTAGAGAGGAAAATCGTAATAAATGCAAGTAGAGATGAGAGGTCTTTGGAATCTAGGAAATACCTGCTTTTTTAACACGGCTGTACAGTGTCTCGCCCACGTCCCACCCCTGACCAATCACTTTTTTACCGCCGATTTGGAAGGGTGTCCATGTGACATTACGAAAGAGTACCAAAAAGTGGTGAAACAGTTATTTATCAAGGAGGAAACTAAACCTGTAAGTGCGAGTGATCTCATAGGGGCTTTCCGTGTTCGGTTTCCACGCTTTGACCCTGGACATCAACACGACGCTCAAGAGGTGGTTCTTTTGCTCATAGACGTTTTCGAAGAGTCACTCGGAAAGGAGTTTATCACAGACCTCTTTAACGGCGACGAGTCCCAGGAGACGGCATGGGAAGGAGGGACCTCCACAATCACTACTCAATTTACGACACTTATTCTAGATGTGTCTGAACCCTGCCGTCTCCAGGATTTACTTGAGGACCGACAAAAATCAATTTTAATTCAAAATTACAAGGACGAAGGGGGTGGTGACCATGAGGAGGCTCGGGTGACCAGTACGGTGACCCGGTGGCCAAAGTTTACCAATTTTTCCTTTTCAATGTACGACTATAAATTTCCAATCGAAATTCCTTTCGAGTTTGAGGAACGTAAGCTCTTTGCGTGTATCCTACATATGGGACATAAGCAAGGAGGACATTATGCTTTACTGGTGAGACGATATGATAAGTGGTACATTAAGGACGATGAAACGATTCATGAAGTGTCGGATATATTAAACATGAAGGGGGAGTTTTATCAAGCATGGTATCGTCCGAAGCGCTCACTTGGTTAACTCTACAACCTTGATATCTTCCCTTAGATTCACCATGGTCCGGAAATACGTGCGGCGATTATTTGCGTGCGTCTTGTCGGTCCGGACCTTTTCCACAAAAAACCCTAGGTCGCCGTACCCACACTCCACGATCGTCCCGTCAGACAAATCAGGTCGCTGATTTCTTGTGTGCAAGTCCGCCTCCTTATAAGGAACCCCGCGATCCTGGACCCATAGCTCATACCCATTTCTCAACTCGAAATCGATGGTTATTCTCTCCTTGGGTTTCCACTTGAACATCGTCTCGTGAGTTCCCATGCGAATAGGCTCGTTGATAGGCGTAAGAACGAGACCATCCGTCTCGTACTCATAGGTGTCCAAAGCGGGCAATTGTTCAGAACCCCACACGTACATAGTCTTGACCCGAATTTCAAAGGGAGCTTGTGCCGTTTTGATGATTCCCTTGACCGCCTTGCGCGCAGCGTCGAGTCGATAATTCAGGGGCTGGCTCGTGAGAGTTTCCCCCTTGACACGCACGGCATCGTGAATCACAAATAGCATCTTGCCCACTTTTGTTTTCACGAGTTCTCCATCGAGTAAAGTGTCCTTGGGTACGCGAATTTTGACCGGCTCAATAACAAACGCGCGGTTTACCAAAAACACCCCCTCTTCAGTACTCGCAAGCAAGTGACGCACGCCATCGGTTTTTTCGCAGACGAAATAGGGCTGACGCTTAAGCAAGGAAAAGTGCCTACGCTCGATCGAGACGGGTTGGGGTCCTGGAAATCTGGTCCCGTCAGATTTCCACGACTCTTGAATGAAATTCAGCAGGGCTTCGCCCATCTGAGTTTCTTGACTATTAAGACGTTTGTTTGTTTAAGGCTGTGACATTACACGAAAATTTTGTGTTGCGGCGCAATTAGCAATTCAGCCTCGTGGCGCCGGATATCGTAGGTCTCCATAAGCGTCGCCCAAGTCCACTTTGCTTCCATGAGCAGTTTCTGCGTCTGTTGCTGAAGAGCGTCTGGGGTCCGCAGCATATACTCGGAAATGTAGTCGAAATCAGGATACTTACCCTCGAGCAGGAAATCGGTCACGTGGCACATCAGGTCCAGCTTTTCCTCGTCAGTGTACTTGTGACCCTGCCGGGAAAGCCCGTCGCGGGCATGGGCAAAAGCCTTTGACGCCTGGTGACCCTTGAAAAACAGCTTCTGAGCTAGCTCCTGGATTTCAGGGTCAGTATGCCGACCATACTCGAGCATACGGGCATAGAGCATGTAGAGCTCCTCCATCTGTGTTTGTCTTTCTTGTCCCTAACCCATCCCATGCGTCGGCAAGACACGAATTTTTAAGGCTCCAACCTAACACCTGAAGCCTCGAGGATATTCCCGAAACACTCGTGAACGAAGTGGCACACGACAATCGCCTCGGACATGACCCCGATCTTGATTCCAAGATTCTTGAGCGTCTTGAACATATTTTCCGGGGGACCCTCGAGTGGGAGCTTGATGGGTTCCTTGCCGCCCCGGAGCTTTTTATCGACCGGCTTGGTATCCATAGCCCATACGCGCGCATTTGTATTTTCACACTCGTAGAGACCATCTGCGAGCTTTCTCCCCACCTCGGTATCAAATGCAAGACCGCGCTGTCCCACAGGCTCGCTTGAACCCTCCTTGGTTTTCTTGGTAAACTGCTCCCAGTTAATTCCCTCCTTGACTGAGGGGAAAACCACGACTTGAACACCCTTCTCAAAAGGGTCGACAACCTTTGAAAGAATTTCGTTGTTAAGATTTGTTCCATAGTCCATCCAGAAGAGGCGCTCACCGGTCTTTATCAGCTTGGGCAGAGTCGACCGATCCTCGACAAAGTGAACCTCGAGGTGCTGACCCTTCTGCATACACAGCATATGGAGGTTCATCATGGTGTGAAGGGTCGTCGCACTGATAGACTTGTTGCGAGTCACTGCACAAATATGAAGAACGGTCATTTAATTTTAAAAGAATATAAGCCTTATCTAGGTCCTTTTTTAAGGTTATCAATTGCCCAAAGTGGTTGTAAATTTGTCCAATTAAAACACTTTTTTTGCTCTTCAGGATCTTCAAGATTAAATGATGCGCATGGTTTAATATGGTCTACGTGCCACTCTTTCCCGTAATTAGTCCACGTCATTCCAGGTGCAAATTCAGCTTCTAAAAAAATACGCACATCATCGGGGGTGCAACCTAAAAGTTCAAACGTAGGACCCGACTTGACAGTGGATGCGTTTTTTATAGCTTGTTTGATCCGACTTCTCAAATTCATTTTCAAACGAAAATAATCATCAGTTTCTAGCCTTAGTTTCGTGTATTCACTCTGCTTTTTTGATAAAATTTCTCTGTTATTTTGACGATATTCCTCCTTTTTCTTGAGAATATCGTCATGATTCGATTCACGGTATTTTTTTGATTGTAGTGCTACTTTAGGTTTGTTATTTTCAAAGTAGTTTTTACCTCGAGCTTTACAACACTCTTTGCATTGTGATTCATACACATCTCTATCCTTTCGATAATAAAAATCAGTAAACTGTTTTTCAATAATACAAGATGTACAAACTTTTGTAGGCATTACTTCATACACTCACCGTCGCCTTAAGACGATCCTCCAACTTTCCTTGGAACCGGATATTTCCAACGTGTCCTAGAACAGTCATACAATCGGCAAAAATCTGCCCACCCATCTGCTGCCAACGCCGGCAAAAGGCGTAATCCTCCGAGAGGTACCGGCGCGTCTGAGGGTCAATCATACAGTCAAACACAGCCACGTACTCGTCCAGGTCCTTATTCTGGTGGTCGTTCACACAATTGAGCTCGGGGTAATGAGCAAACATCTTTCTGAATACATCACGCTTGATAAGCAGGAAACCGGTGGGACCGTCCAGTACCTCTGCGAACCCATCCTTGATTTGGGTCTGCTGGTACCGGAAGTTGAGAACGAGGGACGCGGCGACGCGTGCGAGGTCGCGACCAGACTCACCGGATTTCACATAGGCTTCCGCCTGGTCCCACATCACAGTCTTTTTGGGGTACGCGGCACACGAAACCTCGTGACCAGACTTGATGAGACGGACAACCGACTCGGGGTCAAAGTGAATATCTGCGTCGATAAAGAGAAAGTGGGTCGCTTGGGTCTTTTGGTAAAAACGGGCGACAGCTAGGTTACGCGCGCGGTGGACAAGGGACTCATTTTCTGTGGTGTCGAGCATCATTTGGATGCCATTCGCTGCACACGTGCGCTGGAGACGAAGCATGGACTCGGCATACGCTTGGAGACAAATACCACCGTAACAAGGTGTGCTTACAAATAATATAATTCCAGACATTTCTATTTCAAACAAGTTCCTTTTTAATTATAGCCTCAATCTTACTTAGAGTCGGCTCAGAAACTTCACAAATTCTGCAAATCTCCTTCTTGTCCGGCTTGAGTTCGAGCTTGCTCAAAACGATGTAGATGACCGCGCACGCAATCGCCTTGGGCGTTCTTCCCATGAGCTCCACGCACTCCTCCAGCGATTTACAAACCTTGACAATCTTGCACTTGACGCGCCCCTTATCATTCTCCGGAATGCACGATATACCATTGATAAAACGGGGAATAAGATCGGCAGGCTGCGTCACGTGGATCATCGTGTCAGGATTTTGCTCCTGATACATATCAAAAGTCCTGGAAATATCTCTTGAAGGAATTTGAAACGCATCTGCAATTTCCTTGGTCGTCCGAGACACATTATTCTCGCGACACGCCTGGAACACGCAATTCGCCTTGATGCCGTTGCGCACAGCTCCTCTTGTCAAGACTGCACTATTAAACGCCCGGTACTTGATCGTTGCATCGTAAATCACGTTATCAGTCAACTTGAGCACGTCTTTGCATATCCTAGTAATCTCAGCATAGGCATAAAACAGAGCACGATCTTTGTGATTCATAGAAGCGTGTAGATTTAATCGCGCCATTTTGGATTTACCAGCAATCATCGTATTCATCCCCCAGGCGGCTGAAAAGAGGTCGGTCTTGACAGGAGCGCCTACGCGGGTAGGATCCGCCCCACCTGAATCAAGATCCGCCCCAGTTCGCCACTCGGGCTCGTCTGATACGAATGCATCATCCTGAACCCCGCATTCCATGCACGTTGGTAAATCAATATCAAATCCTTCGAAAGTTTTAGGACCGCCACAGAACCGACACATGTATTGTTCAACATTCGAAGTCGCCTCTAGGAGGGGTTCAGCCTGAACCCTAAGCAAATCGAAATCAGCCCAAACACGATCGAGTTCCATTTAACCTACTCAACTAGAGGGGTGCGGCACCCCAGCCTGGAAAAAACACGAATTCTTAGTAATGCAGTCTGCAGTTCCAGTTGTCGATCACGCGAAGCGCGCGGTTATTGACGAGATAAAGGCTAAGGGTCCATTTAACATCTTCAACATCGTGGCGGTGGTTGCCATCCTGATCATCGGTTATTTCCTGTACAAGAAGTTCACTGAGAAGTTCCAGAAGGGCGCCATCAATATTCCTCAGGTGAGCGCCCCCATCAAGAAAGAGTCCGTGAGCATCGTGGCGCAGGCTGCTGAGGTGCCACCCCCAGAGGATGATGAGGTCGTCCCTGCCTAGACCCATTCGACAGGGTCCCATATTCCGTGGATCGCCGGACCTACAGGAAAAAATGGTTCTATAGACCACTGACCCGTATGACTCAGAAGGTCCATCAGGATATGAAAAGCGTAAATAGTTCTTGCTCTTGAATTTTGAATTAAAATTAAAAACCATAAAGAGTGTGGGAATTTATAAAACCATACATATGAACACCAGTTTTTTATCACGTGCCAAGGCGTATTTGGGTCCACGAATGCCCCACCAGGTGATAAAAAAAGTGCCATCGGTAAATCGGGTGCAATTGCCCATAACATATCATCTAGTTCCAACTTCCCAAAATACGCACGAGTTGTTAATAGATGTCCTAGCCAGAGCATCACTTATTATCAAGGCATTTTTTAAGAAGACTCACAGTCTTTGGTTTCATTTTACGCAACGGGCTAAGATGGTTCAAAACGTCAATGTCTTGGGGTTGGAGTCCATAGTCTCTCAGGACATCTACATTATCGTGTTCTGCAAACTCCCTAAGAATCAAGAGCTCATCATAACACAGGCGTTTTCCGGGTATCCTATTTGCCATGGCATCTATTCGTTTCGAACGCATACATGTATTCTGGTACTTGGTCCATGTAGATCCAGGACGAAGCTTCGATTTGAGCGTGTGAGCAATTTCCACAGATGGTAAAATACAACCCCATAAATTGAAATAGTGAAGAAGTTCCCAGTCACCGGCGTATACCCTAGTCTCGATGATATCAGCCTGACTCAACATATCTATGATAGTAGCGTGATCCCCTTTACTGTCAGGGTAATTTTCATGTAAAATTGAAGCTATATTTCCAGGTTCTTGAACAGGGTGTCCTATATAATTGACCGGGTTCACGTTAGAATCTTTTGAAACGAGTGAAACTAGGAAATCGCGAGGACCTTGGAAATCGTCTCGCACGTCAGACTTGAACTCGAGGCTCTGAGCCACCACGCGGAGGTCGCCGTCACAAGTCGCAATCACAGATGGGTCAGCTTTGGGAAAAAGGGCTTTGATTTCGTCGGGAGTTTTCAAGGGGACATGGTGCATATTAATTTCAAAATCAAATTTCACAGGAACCTGAGACACTATAACAAAAAGACCTTTTGTCGGTGGTTCGGTAATTTCACGCATACCTATGAGATCTGACACACACTCGTACTCGTCAAGAACCAATGGTAGCTCAGAATTTTTAATTTTAATTAAAAATTCAATGGTATCCTGCTTGCTCCTCAATATGTCCGGGGTCAACTCGAGAAACCTTTCTATCACGTGATGAACAAGCCATGTTTTTCCTATACCCGTTTTTCCAATAATACATACGGTAGGTCCTAGTTTCGTAAATTCGTGAGTATTTTTTTGTATCGGTTTAGGAAGGTAGCGATCCATGGCGTCAAGTGAAGATGGAGAGGAGGACTCTCTTACCAAGCAGGTTTTAAATATGATACTCGAAAATAACGCACTACGGGATACGGTGTCCCCTTATATAACCGGCGTTCTGATCTTTAACCTCTTGGTGCTTGTTTTACTGATTTATATCTCTGTAAGAATTAGTATTCGATGACTGTGAAGCTCTACAAGTCCAGGAATGGCACCCACAAATTCATGGCAGTTTTTTCTAATGGAAAAACCGTTCGATTCGGGCGCAAGGGATACTCGGACTATACGATCCACAAAAACAAGGAGCGTATGGAACGGTATCTCACGAGACACAAAAAGAGGGAATCTTGGGGACGTAATGGGAAATATACTGCGGGATTCTGGTCCCGCTGGCTCTTGTGGTCAAAGCCCTCCTTCCAGGCTGCTTTGCGCCAAACACAGGGAGTACTTGGTGAGAAAATAGTCTATGCTAAATAGTATAATGGGATTCGAGGAAAATCTTGCAAAGAAGGCGGCAACCAAGGCGATCGGATACGCCATCCCAGGCGCTGGCGAGGTTCTCATGGCGAAGAATGCCGCTCAGGGCGCAGCTAAACTCGCATCTTTCGGTTTCGCCGCATGTGCCTTCATCATGTTTGCAATTTTCATTGGAACTATGGCTGGCTGGATTCAGCAGAAGAATATGGGTGACAAGGCGGATAATACCAAGAAGCAAAATCTCAAGAATTCATGGATCGCATTTTTGGTTTTATTCGTGTGTTGCCTCATAATGTTCTTCGTTGCCAAGGGAGGGTCAGAGTATAAAATTGCAGGCATCGTATAAAATATATTGAGTGATAATAATAATGGGTCTCAAAGAGGCTATGGTCCCAGCATCCTTTATACTTGTGGCTGTCGTAGGCATTGCTCTTGCATCAATGAATATAAACACGTTCATGAAGTTGGCAAATGACAAGAGAGATAAGAATTCCACTAATAATTTCAACTTTTCCATCTTTATACTTGTGGCTTCAATTATTGCTCTTGGAGTCGCAGGCTATTTCACCTTCAAGTCAGTCCAGGCTCCAGCTCCGGAGGAGGCGGCTGCAGCTGTTGAGGAAGCCGTTGCTCTTGCAAAGAGTCTTCCAAACTTTAACTCAGCCGAGGCAGCCGTGCCCACTACCGAGCAAGTTCAGACTTTGATGACGCCAAACAATGTGCGTCACGCTCAGGGAGCGATGAACGCCGAACTTGACAAGCTCATTTCAGGTCTTGGGGAAACGAAGCAGATGAAAGATGCTCAGCTGCAGGCGCGTCTCCAGGGGTTGATTGCGGCAGCTCAGGCAATGGCAGCAGCTACAACTGCAGCAGGTTAAAATGTGGCTCCAGGGGGGGTCATGGGTTTTGCATTTTGAATCTTAATTGGTGTGGGGGTGGGGGGAGCACCGGCGATTTTAGTTTGAATACCAGCTGCGGTGCTGGCAACGCGCGCGTTCAGTCCAGCTTTTGCTGCACCCGCGAGTTGTCCTCCATAAATAGATGCGTGCTTTTTAACCAAGTTTGGGGTTATTCCAAAGGACGCGGCAGTTTTTGTGAGACTCGCAAGATTAAAACCAGATTTCTTCTGTCCGAACATTTCTATTACACATCATTATTTTATACGGTGGCGCGCTGGCTGACAGTCTGACTCAGAGCGCGGAATGCCTCGGGAGTCTTGTTCGCGTCGTAGTTCATCGTACACGCCGGAGCGATACCCATCGCCCCCGCCTCTGCAAATGCATCCTGGTTTGCGCCCAGGTACATGAAAGTCCAGCCGTCCTTGGTCTTCTGCTCGATGAGGTCCTTGATGTGCGCCTTGGTAAACTTGGTGCTCGAATTCTCCTGTCCATCAGTCAGAATAATCACGACTGGGTGAGTACACTTTGGGGACTTGATCGTCGCGCCGATCGCATCCAGGAGTGCCGTTGACCCGCGAGGCTTGAACGTCTCGGTGGTCAAAGGCTTTACGTCCGCGAGATTTACATCGGTAAAAGACGTCAGGATCTCATGGTCAAACTGAATCAGGGTAAGCTTGCCCCCGATAACCGCCTGATCCTTGACGAATGAATTGAATCCGCCAATGGTGTCATCGCAGCACGTCTCCATGGATCCCGAGCGATCAAGCAGGAAAATGAGGGAACGGTCAGCCATTTGGGTATACGTAGTATACACTGGATGGTTCTAAGCCTTGTTGCTCTTACACTTGCGCGAGCGGATCTTGGCGGGGACATGACACGAATTTGACTTGCGCCCGTACACTGATTTGCCATTCACGCGAACAATATAAGTTCCTTTAAGAGTCACGTAGAATGGGCGCCCCTTGGTATTCTTGTACCCTGTGATCATGTGAGGGATTGGACCTATGAGTTTCATGAGGGCTTCGCGCCGGGTAGGACCTTTTGTTGCTTTTAAGAGGGCATTTCGACGCGTAACTTTTGGGGACGACCCTTGTTTAATATATTTTAAAAGTAAATTGCTTCGAGTTGGCATTAATTTAATGAGAGACTTTAAATCCAGGTCGTGATGAGAGCCGCCCATTATACGCGAAAAATAACAAGCATGGAAGGTTTGGGACTTGGCTGTTTTTTGTCTGGCTCTTCTGGATTTATGAAGGAGACGCGCCCCTTGAGGAAACGAATATCAGCCTGACCATAGATATAATCATGGAATGCCTTGGTGTCTGTGACGGCGTTAATTAGCATAACAACAGTCTTGCCTTTTTTCCATTCTTCATGCGATTTTTTGATCCACAACGCAACCTTGGAATACGGTGGATTCACAAATGTAGAAGACCCCCATTCAATCGCAAGTCCATCCGGGTCGCCCTGTTCCCACTCGATAGGACACGGATCGAAGTTGAAATTGAATTCAGAATTGAGTTTATTGTAGAGTTCTGGAGGTGTTTGCCATTTGTCCGTCTTTGATTTGGGCATGTATCCCGCCATTTAATTTACAAAAGGTTTTAATCTCTAAATATCAAATGATTCGAAGAGTTCATCGATTGGTGACTTGGATAGACCATCCTTGCCCATCACCTCGTCGTACCACTTTCCCTGTGGACCGCAACGGTTCTTATCTAGACGGACAGCCTTGGCGTAGTCGTGAAAAACCTTGCCCTTGTCCACCGCGACGATCGAACGACCGCACGTCTTGTCACCGGGGTTGTAGTACAAGCAAACCTTGCACAGAGCCGACATACTCATTTTATTTTCACACGCTCGGTGTCTCTAACACATTTAGATCCAAGTCGTGATGAGAGCCGCCCATTGCTCACCGCGAAACGTGACGTCCTCTGTACACTCGTACGAACCGCGTATAAAGTGCCGCCGGACATTGTACACGTCATCTTTGTCCTTCACGAAAAAGAACGCGGCAACCTGACCCACGAGACCCGAATGTATATGTTCCTCTTCCCAGCCGATTTCGCGAAGTTCATTGTTGTTTAGCCAAGTGAATATCATTTAATTTTCAAGAGGTCTAATCTCTAAATGGCTCCACGGACTCCGGTCGATGGGTCCGGGCATCTTGCGAGCGACATGTTCAAAGTTCTTGAGGTCTTTGAAAAGATACCCTGGAGCCATAAATGGTGATGATAGTGTATGCACGAATATGCCACCTACACGATCCATCACGTACTCTTCCCTTTTAAGAGGGGGTGCGTAGGCGATGGTTCGCAACGCGCCATACGTATAAGCGCCTATACAGTATTTTATGATAACCTTTTCCATTTACTCTTCAACTCTCTTAAGCTTTAAAGCACGCGAACAGCTTTGACAGAATACCACTCGCCTTTTTAACTTCGACTGAGACCGTCTCAATCACTTGCTCGACCGTCTCGGTCACTTCTTCGACAGTCTCTTTCACTTGCTCGACCGTCTCGGTCACTTCTTCGATCGTCTCAATCACTTTATCAACTGTCTCGTTCATTATATTTATATCATATTATATTTTTTAATTTCGTTTGTGAGTATAATCGCAAAAAGGTTTTTGGATATAAGATCGAGTCCGTTATACATTATATTCTTCTGGACATTCGGTAACATATATGCCACTGCATACAAGCCCCACACTACAGCTACTATGTTGAAAAGACTACTTCCAGCTCCGCCCATTTCCTTATATATTATGCGGAATGTAGCTATAAAACCGACTGAGCCTATAATCAATGCATACTCACGTGGTATAACCCCAATCTCACCCAAGTAACCCGCCGCGAGCATGATTGCATTGAATACGACGATCCGTATCACCTGTGATTTATATTTTTGAATAACTTCAAGTATTCCACCCTGTGAAATTTCCCCTCTTTTGTAAATCAAATACGACGACAGACTTATGAGCATCAGGGGTGTCGTGATAGCCCAGTCGTAATATCTCGCGATTGCCATCGTCTCTATCGAGTGATTGCGAATGAGTGTCGTGTAGAATCCAAATTGTAAAGCAGTCACTAGAAGTTCGAGGCGAACAACATCTGACAGTAATTTCGGATCGGGTATGTTTATGACCTGTGTGGTATACAGTCCTGATAACGCCTGTGCGATAATACTCAGGTTTACCGTTTGATGTACAATACTTGTCATTATATTATACACAATAAAATAATGGAATGCCCTATATGTGCAATTGATCCGACGAGTCATTCACTGAAACGACTTGAAAACTTGGAAGACGGCACAGTCGTGATGTATACGAAACCAGCCGAGGCGACTCGATACTGGGATCGCGACGGTATTTTGTTTCACTACGACATTATTCTTTCTCAAATCTCAGGTGATTGGGTATGGATTTTTGATGCTGAGGGATTTTCTGCCAAACACATGTTCGAGGTTGGAGTCGCTACTAGCCTAGCTCGCCTCATATCATCGAAATATTCAGAACGTCTCAGGAAGATCATAATCACAAACCCTTCTCCTATTGTGGAGCTTGTCGTAATCATTGTTAAACCTTTTTTGAATAAAAGAATGAGGTCACTTCTTGATCCTCACAACTAAAGCATTTGCATTTAAGGTATATAGATGCAATCGGTAATTGATTTTATGGGTGACGAGTCCGTATGGGCTAGCATGGTCCCGGGTATTGTTATTCGCCGTAGACCGTGTGGTCGTCACTTACCGCGCTGTCCTACAGCATACTTTATAGATTCTCATTGGACGTCCCAGAAGGCTGCGGATCCGCACAAGTTTGACCCGTACGACCATTATCAGAAGCCTGGGACTCACAAGTTTTGCCAGACATTCTCTATGATGCACCTACTTGACGAGCTGCCTACCCGCGAGGCGCAGCCGGTGTACCGGAAATATGACGCGAGAGCTCTTCAGTTTATTCAGAAGGTAATTGAGAGTTTGCCAGAGAATCACCCTGGTTTTATGTACAACGAGCGCGCTAGTCTTAAATT